AAAAGTATAAAATAGCTTATAATTAAGGTGTAAAAAGAAAGAGGTAAAGAAAATGAACAAAGCAGCTAACGAAAAGTGACTATAAAGATATACATACATGCTTTTAGCAGCTGATGTACCATTTGATTAATAACTAGCCCTGACGAGTCTTTGGGAATTAAGACGAAACAAGCCTTACAGGCTTGTCGGCTAGAATGCCATAGGAGGACTATATCATGTTAAAATCTAACAGTAAAGAAGCGATTGAAAGGATTAAAGACTATGTTTGTAACAATGTAAACTTTGATACTGATACAGTGAATGAGAAGTATTACTACGTGATGGACTTAGAAAAAAGACATGAAAATGGTGAAAATATTGACATGTTTTCAGTATATGCTCATGCTCTTTATAATATCATGTATGAAGAGGTAATTGCACAGACTAATATAAAAAGAAGCTTTCAAGATTCATTTGTTTATTGGTGTGAAGGTTTGCCTTCTTGTTTTGATACTGGCTACTATTATAATAGAAGTGCGGTAGATGATTTAGGGGATATTTTAGAGCAAACTGAAATGCAGAGACATAAATATTCAGAAGCAGAAGCAGAGGAAAAGCTTTCACAATTGATTTTTAGGGAAATATTTAAAGTAATAAGAAAAAGTTATAATGCATAGAATAGTTAGAACTAACTAACTATTCTATATAAATTCCACTTTAAATAAGTGAAAATAGTACTTGACAAAAAGTATAAAATAGCTTATAATTAAGGTGTAAAAAGAAAGAGGTAAAGAAAATGCTAGAAAACATTAATATTTTAGATCGTTATGATGAAACACCTAAGAACCGTGGACAAATGTCCATATTCTTAGAAGAAGTTAAGTTCACTTTGCAGCATTTAGAAAAGCAAAAAGGTATTTCAATCGATGATAAACTTACACTTTCTGAATGGTCTTGGATGCTGAATGACATTTATGAAAATTATAGAAACTTAGTAAATGATGAAACATTATTCAGTGCTATGGGATTATGTCAGGCACTAGGAAAAAGAAGCGCTATTGATTCTATGTTAGATGATGAGGAGAATGACTTATGAACAAAGTGGTTACAATTAAAGATAAAATGTATGTAGTAGACTTTCTTGAAAAAGACATAGATGCAGAATATGTAAAATGGGGAAAAGAATTGTTATTAGATAACCTAGCATATAGCATGGTGCGTATCATTGATTTAGTTAAGGAAGGGGTGTAATTATGCTAAATAACTATCCAACTGACAATTTATTCATGATTCATATAGCGGATGAAATGAAGCAAGTTTTTGAAGGAGTGGGAGACAATGAAACAAAAGCCTTTGTTTTGGATGATATCTATATTCATAAAGTCCATGCTTGGAAGTGGACTGATTCAGAACTTGAGTATCTAAACATAGTATATGACAGATACATGAAGGAGCTTATATCATGATTCATTATACAAAGTTCGTTAAATACCATAACCAGATGGTTACATTGACAAGAATAAGTCTTAGAGATGCAAGATTCTTTTATAAGATTGGGCGCGATATTTATATCGTTGAGGATTTGACTGAGTTTGATAGAAAAGAGGAATTACGGCTTTTCTTCTGCGCAAACAAAAATCAAGGAGTCAAAGACTTTGATACAGTTTGTAAAATCTTTAGGAGTAGAAACGCAAGAAAACCAAGAAAAACATTGTTGTATTTTCTACTTGAATAAAGTAGAAAAATATGGTAGTATTTAGGTAGAAAAGAAAGGAGTTAAAATGAAATTTGAATATATATTTGTGTTTTTGTTTGGAATATATTTGTTATATTATATTATAGCCGTTTACAATGGAATAGCAAAGATGAAAGACAAGAAAGCTTGGTATTTGGTAAATGAATCTGTTTTAAAGATTCTGATCGCAACGGCAATTGCATTAGGTGTTATGTTTATTATTCAGTCTTACAGGATTGATTCGTTACAGAAGGAGTTAAGTATTTATGAAAACAAAAAATAATTTAGATTTATTCAGAAATGAGATTATTTATGAATTGACAAAAGGTGGTTATATTTATGATATAATGATGAATATTTATTTAAGAGAATCTGGTAACGAAACACGTTGCGTGGAGCATATGCTAAAATGGTATGCAGATGTTCCACGTGAAACATTAAAGCTAGGAGCATATTCATATCATCTGATTAATGAATATTATTCTGTATTGTCGGAAGAAGCTATTATTGATGCCGATAGTAAACCAATTGAGTGGTACACTATGTTTAAAACATTAATTAGACTAAATATTATTCCTTCAAGATATTCTCAAATGCCTTTAAATGAATTTATGCAGATTATCCGATTAAAAAAGGAGAACAAGAAATGAAAGTATATTTTTTCCGACTAAAAGGAAGTTCAAAAGTCGAGGGTGCTTCCTTATATCCAAATGAGGTTTACAGAATGATGGAAGGAAAACCTTACAATGATATTCGTATGTACACGGCTTCCATCAGTCCATGCGTATATGGGTTATTCAAAATGTCACATAGTCACGGAAAGACGCAGGACGACAACTTCTGGATGGCTAGATACATTGAAGAAAATGAAGGAGTGCTTGTGAATAAGATTCGTAAACCAAACATTCATTTCTTAAGAAGCTTTTGGAAAGGGGTGATTTAAATGTCTGTAATGTATAACAAGGTTCAGCGAACGATTAATACAACGATTGTTACTGTATTGGTGTTTGATGATGAAACTAATAAGACTCGTGAAGTAGCAGCGGTTTTCAATAATAAATTGAAAGTTGATAAAGTCATGGGTAATTTCAGTAAAATGGGATACAAACCTATTAAGGTATTATCTCTATCTTATGGTAAAGAATACTATGAAATGGAGTTAGATACATTTATTAAATATGCTACAAAAGTAGAAATGTAAAAGGAGGATAAGCATATGTTAAACAAATTATTTTTAGAGGGTCGCTTAACGAAAGACCCTTATGTGAACGATAAAGGGACTGTAGTGATGTTCACATTGGCACAGGACACTGGTTACAAGGATAAGAAAGGAAATAAGATCACAAACTTTGTAAGCTTAAAAGCCTTTGGAGAAGGATTAGTCAAGGTAATTGGTGACTATTGCTTAAAAGGTGATTTAATTTCAGTAGAAGCGCATGCTACGACTGAAAACAACAACGGTGATTATTCCACGGCATTGATTGTCGACAGTATGCACTTTTTAACAAAATATGAGCAGAAGGAAGATGAACCGAAGCCAAAATCAAGAAGAAGATAAATTACAAAAGGGATAGGGTTCTATCCCTTTAATTGTAGTATAATATAAGTACGATAAGCTAGGAGGTAAAGCCTATGGCAAAAAGAAAGACGATAGACATAAAGAAAGTAAAGTTGATTAAGCCAACATACACAAAGCCAGTACCACATAGGATATCTTCATTTTTTACAGAACCAGTACGAATACCAGTAGAAGATATTAATATAACAAAGAAAAGAAAGAATATTCCAACGCAGAAGATAAAAAAAGCTAAGCAGCCTAAACCAGTTCATAAAGGTCCTTTGATTTTAACAAAGAAAAGTATTGAGAAACTGAAACCAAAGAAAAAGCAAAAGAAGCGTAGAAGGCAAAAAGAAAAATCAAGTAAAATTGCAATACCTAATTTTCCTTTAGACACGAAACCGGTACAAACGCCCATTATTACACAAGCTGATGATATTGATATTGATTTTTCAGATGAATATCTTGGGTGGGAAAGTACACGACAAAATGCATTAGACGAGTTGTATAATGCATTGCACACATACGCTGAGGAAAATCCAGATGATTCATCTAGACAGTTGGCACACATGGGCGCTGATTATGCTGTTAACTATATGAGGGACTATTTTATTGATTATTCTGAAGATACACTGGCAGAGTTTCTGTTGTCTTATCCATTTGCACAATTTTTCGATAGTTATGTATTGTTCTATGGTGGATGGGGACTAGTTACTGGGAATACGGCACAGTTATACAAGCTTCAAGATCCATTGCTAAAGTATGCAGATAGTCTAAGCTTCAACTATATAAAAGATTTGGCTAATAATGATAGAGTTGACGATATTTAGATATGGCTAGAAAAAGAAAGAAGAAAATACTGGTGGGTGACTTTGAAACCACTGTGTATAAAGGTCAGCAGGATACGCAGGTATGGGCCAGTGCAGTCGTAGAACTGTATACAGAGGATGCAAAAGTTTTCGGTTCAATCGAAGCTACATGGGAATATCTGATAAGTTTAAAATCAGATGTTCTAATCTATTATCATAATCTTGGATTTGATGGTACATTCTGGTTATGTTATTTGTTAGGCAAACTGAAATTGAAGCAGGCCTATGAGGACTTATCCACCATGGATGAGTTCAAAGTAAAATGGATTCCAAACGAGGATATGCCAGATGGCTCTATTAAATACAGTATATCAAATATGGGTAAGTATTATTCCATCACTTGTTTTGTGAAAGGACATTACATTGAGTTTAGAGATAGTCTAAAACTTCTTCCTTTCTCTGTTGCTGAAATTGGAAAAGCGTTCAACACGAAGCATAAGAAATTGGAAATGGAATACGAGGGGTTCAGATATCCTAACTGCTATATTTCAGATGAAGAAAAGGAATATATCAAGAATGATGTTTACGTTGTCAAGGAAGCACTTGAATTTATGTTTGAACAGAAACACGATTCCATGACGATTGGTACGTGTTGTATGAAGGAGTTCAAGCATACCTATGATAAATGGACATACGAGGAAATGTTTCCAGACTTGAAAGCGATAGAACTGGATGCAGACAAATTCGGCTCAAAGGATGTGGATGAATATATACGAAGGTCTTATAGGGGCGGATGGTGCTACGTCGTTAAAGGCTGCGAAAACAGAATATTTAAAAAGGGTTGCGTGTGTGATGTAAACAGTTTGTACCCATCCGTTATGCACTCATCATCTGGAAATGCGTACCCTATCGGGAAACCTTTGTTCTGGAAAGGAAATTTTATACACCCAGAAGCACTGAGGGACAATATGTATTATTTTGTGCGTGTGAGAACCAGATTCAAATTGAAAAAAGGTATGCTCCCATTTATTCAAATCAAAAACAGTGGAATGTATAAGTCAAATGAATATCTGGAAACGAGTGACTTTAAATTTAATGGTAAGTATTATAAAGGATATATTGATAAGGATGGAAACAAGGTAGATGCAAGGCCTACCCTTACATTGACAATGACGGATTATGCACTGTTTAGAAAACACTATGAAGTGAAGGACTTTGAAATTCTGGATGGGTGCTACTTTGAATCAAGAGTAGGTATCTTTGATGACTATATCAATCCATGGAGGGAATTAAAAATGAAATCAACTGGAGCAATGCGACAACTGGCTAAACTTTTCTTGAACAACCTTTACGGTAAAATGGCCACAAACTCATGTTCAAGCTTTAAGGTAGTCAATATAATTGATGGCAAGATTGACTATGACTTGGTGATTGAGTTTGAAAAGAAAACTGGATATATCGCTTGTGGTAGTGCGATTACCAGCTATGCAAAGAACTTTACTATCACAAATGCCCAGAACAATTTTACAGGCAGTGTAAATCCGAAGTTTGTTTATGCTGATACAGATAGTATTCATTGTATGTGTTCTCGTGAAGAACTTGTGGATGTAAGAATCCATCCAACAGACTTCAACGCTTGGAAGTGTGAAAGCTATTTTGACGAAGCCGTTTATGTTAGGCAGAAAACATATATCGAACATATTACGCATGAGGACGAAGTACCTTGTGAACCTCATTATGATATCAAGTGCGCTGGTATGGGGAAGAGGTGTAAGGAACTGATGAATATATCTTTAAGTGGTGGGGAAGTGCCTACGGATGCAGATGAAAAAGAAAAAGAGTTCTTGCAGACAAGAAGAACTCTAAATGACTTCAAAGTAGGATTGAAAGTTCCAAGCAATTTAAAGCCACACCGTATTGAGGGGGGTATTCTGTTAGAAAAATTTGACTATGTTATGAGATAATGTTATACTATAAGTGTGTTGATTGTAGCTTTAACACGCATAGACTCTTTCTTTAAAAATCGTACTGTAAGACCCAGTGTTCCACGTGAAACATTGGGTCTTACGCATTATGGTATTGCCAGACGTACTCATTCATGAGGTGAAAATTGTGGGTATCTTCACTTGGAAAATAGTGCCACACACCTAGACGAAGTAAGATATCGCATGTTCTTGAGTTGTCTGTAACAATATAAAAGGTACTCTAATGAGTACCTTTTTATTTTATCCATATGACAATGCAGTCATAAGGCATTCTTTGCAGTTCAAATCTTTGAAACGGAACAGTCCACAGTCGTACATTGTTCTAAGTTTTTGAATAATAAACGTGTTGCTTCTAAGAAGACGATAATTTATCTGGTGATCATAGTTTGTCACAGCCAGTTTGAATGGGGAAGTCTTGTCATAGGAAGTTGAGCAATAGTAATATCCTTCTTCCATATAATCAAATATGCCATAGTTTACATTATTGAATTTCAATGTACATACATAGGTACATTTTCCACTTGGCTTATCGACAAAGGATTTATCATCACGAAGATATATACCTTCACTGGAATATTCTACATAGGCATTGTTTGAAAAAGCTTGATTGAACCCAGATTCTTTTTGACATTCACTTGCACTTTCATTGAAGCCTTGTTCCAACACCCATCCCACACCACGTAGGAATTTAGTATTCCATTGCAGTCGTTTGATTAAGGAGTACTGAGTACCACTTCCAAGTGCTAGATAGTATGGATTTAGTAATGTTACTGGGTTGGATATCATATACACGGGTACATATCGTACTTGCTTACCACCACCACGTGCCACGGAAGTATGTATAGATATGAATTTTGTTATTTCATCTGGAGCATACTTGTTTGTTTCAGATTGGAATTCGTCAAAAATGATGCATGTTGCATCAGCTAGAAAATGAGAATACTTCTTAACTTGGTCTGCCTTGTTCAATGCAATCGCATAGCCACATGACTTCTTTTCGGTCTGTTCACCTTGGTACACCATTAACTCATAGATAGTACCCCCAGCTCGCTTTTCTGTAAACATAGAACAGTTTGGGAAAAACAGTTCTCGTATTTCCTTAAAGAATCTATCACCTATATTAGGAAGTTCGTAGTCAAATCTTGTAAGGATGATGAACTTTTCTTTTTTCTTTAGCCATTTTTTAAATGCGTATCTATTGAAGTATGTTGTCTTTCCAGCAGAACGGTTTGAAGTACATATGAATATCTCTGGGGTATTCCCATTGATATCTTTCATACCCATGATTTTAGTTCCATCATAGAATTTATTTTCACTCATAAATTTCACTACCTTTCTACTATAATTATACCATACTTTTATGATATAATAATGGTATAAAGTTAGGAGGTGCAGTCATGTTGCTAATTGGTATTGCTATGATTTTTAATGGTATGGATTTAGTCACTGGGATTCTTGGGGCGATTCGTGATGGCGAAAAGTTACAGTCAAGCAAACTGAGAGATGGACTTTTTAAAAAAGTAGGGTTTGTATGCTGCTACGCATTAGGAGTCGCAATCAACTATGCAGAAATATACTTTGAATTACCTTTCGCAAGAAATTTATTGCCTATTATTTGCGGTTATGCAATCATTACAGAAGTTGTAAGTATTTGCGAAAACATTTCAAAAATCAATCCAGATATATTGCCAGATAGAATCAAAACATTGATTGGATATAAGGAGGAGGATAAATAATGTTTTATAAAAGGACAAATATTCAAGGCTTAATGGAATCAGAATGGATGCAGTATGCTTTACAACGTGTCGGGGTTGGTATGCCTAACTGTTTTACATATGCAACGGCCAGACTTTCTGAGATTCTTGGAGAAGTCATTCCATTAGATGGGTATACACGTGTACATGGTGCTCAGGACTTATGGACAACACATAACTCAAGACTTAAGCCAAGCAAGTATGCATGCAAAGGTGCTTTAATGATTTGGTCTTATGGTGAATATGGTCATGTAGCCGTTTGTGAAGATATCATTGACACGTATACAGTAGCATGGTCTCAGTCAAACTATGGTGGAAATCTATTTGATTACGTTGAAGGAAACCCAAATGGATATTGTGGAATGACTTTTCTAGGATATCTAGTGCCAGATGTGGTGTTGGATGAAGAACCAGTCAATTCAGTATTCAATATGAAGGATGTTATTCTGGAAAATGGTACGGCTAAGTTTCTTGTTGATTGTGTCAACGTAAGAAAACAGAATCCAGTATGCGGTAGAGTTGTTGCTCAATACAATAAAGGAGACACAGTGCACTACTGGGGTAAATGGGTTGGCAATGGTCATAGATACGTTTGTTATACTGGGGCGAGTGGAAACACGAACTTTGTAGCCGTAAGTGGAAGTGAGATTTATGGAAAAGAAAAGTGGGCAGAAATTTTGTAGCTTTTCTTCCATATATCAAATGAAAGAAGAAAAAGATATACCATACAGTATACCAAATGGAATGAGCAAGGAATGGTATATTGAATTTTATATTGTGGCATGCAGCATATTCAGAAAAACAAACAGAGAAAGATATGATGTATGCTTAAGTAAATTAATGGAGTTATGCAATGAAACCAAATGAAAAGTTGAGTTATAAAGGATACCAAGTATGCTTGTTCCCTATGGAAACATTGTATATCACACAATGGTCAAGTCCAGACGCAGCTTCACATTGTTGTGGGCATCCTTTCGATTGTGCAGTTGGAGGACGCACGGATGTCCCTTTGTATGCACCTTGTGACTGTCACTTAATATATTCAGATGGTCCCCAAAATGGCAATACACGTATCTATACTTCGAATAAAAAGGTATGGACACCAAGTGGTTTACGGCAAGTAACATTCAGTTTTACTCATGATAACAATCCACCTACTAAAACTACTTTCAAACAAGGTGAATTAATAGCTCATACTGGTGTTACTGGCATGGTTACTGGAGACCACTCACACATTGACCAGACATTTACAGTGAATGGGGGATTAATATCCTATGGTGTTACGTGTAGTTTTGGAAACGTATGTTATGCATTGAATGGCTCAGTTCTTCCAACATTGTTTTGGTATGTAAATGACACAGTCATAGCAAACGACATGGGTCACACGTTTTCAACATTCAAAAAAGGTCAACCAAGCTATTCGTCATTGGAATGGGTAATTACAAACACGAGTTTGACAGAGCCTTCAAGACCTTTGACTGATGAGGAAATGAAAAACAATGCCAAGTGCTTTTATGGCACTATGAATATATTATATGGTTGGACATTGAATGCATGTTGTGGTGTACTTGGAAATATGCAAAGTGAAAGTACTATCAGTCCTTGTCGTTGGCAGAACGACACACCATATGGGGTACCCACTGACAGTCAAGGGTATGGTTTAGTGCAATGGACCCCATACACGAAAGTGCTGGACTGGCTACGTGAGAATGGATTTACCATAGATAATTTTGGCTATGGTGAGTGCGCAAGAATGAATTATGAAGTTGCCACAAATACCCAGTGGATAGCGACAAGTGCTTACCCAGAAAGCTTTAAGGAATTTACACAAAGTAAAGGAAACCCTTATGACTTGGCTATTGAGTTCTTGGCAAACTACGAAAGACCGGCAGACCCTAACCAACCAATAAGGGGAACACAGGCTGAACAATGGTACCAGTATTTAAAAGCCTGGAAACCAGTTCTTCCAGGCAGTGGAGCAATAGAACCAGAAAAGAAAAAATCAAAATGGATATTCTATATGGGTAGATCATTTTAAAAGGAGGAAAATAAAATGGCAAAATTAAGCAAAGAAGATTTAATTAAAAAAGTAAATGAAGTGTTTGGAGAAGATGCTACTGATGATCAAATTTCATTATTGGAAGATATTTCAGACTCAATGGGAGATCCAGACAATGATGAATTGGAAACAACAAGACAAGCGTTAACGAAAGCTCAGACAGATTTGAAGGAATTCAAACAGAAATACCGCGAAAGATTCTTAGGTGGTGTTGATAATAGCCCATCGAAAAAAGATGTGCTTGATGAAAAGAAGGAAGATGAAGTCGAAGAAGATAAAAAATTATCTTATGACGATTTGTTCAAATCTGAGTAAAAATATGCTATAATAGATATGTAAAAGATTACCAACATTAGATTGGTAGGAAAGGAGAAAATTATGACAGTTAAACCTACCGAGAAAACTTTGACTGCTAAGACACCTAAAGTGTTGAATACAATTCGTTCCAGTATTGGTGGAGACTTTGAAGAGGGTGTTCCTCGGGTACTAAGTGCCGGCGATGAAATGGCTGACGGAGTCATGGCTACAAGTCAAGATTCTTTGAATAGCATTCGTGCATTCGGACAAGCTATGATGTCAAATGTTGGTTGGCAGAATGCATTCTTGAATGAGTTATTAAACAGAATTGGATTAGAGATTATCTCTTCAAAATCATATCAGAATCCATGGGCAAACTTAAAACGTGGACGTTTGGAATATGGGGAAGTTATTGAAGATATCTTTATTAATATCTGTGAACCATTCAATTACAATCCAGAAACGGCTGAGTCTCAAGTAGAAAGACGAGTGAAACCAGATGTGGGAGCAATGTTGTATCGTATCAACTCGCAGATTTTCTATAAACAGACTATCGAGCAAGTGACTTTGCGACAAGCATTCACTTCAAGTACTGGAGTTGTAAACTTAATTACTGGTATCATTGATGCTATGTATACGGCTATGGAATACGATGAGCGTTTAGCAATGAAATACATTCTAGTTCAAAGACTATTGAATGGTACAATGTTTAAACAGTTAATTCCAGAGAACGCTACAAGCGAACAGTTAATTACAGCCGTTAAGACAGTATCTAACTTGCTGATGACACCTTCACGAAAATACAACAGTGCTGGAGTATTGAACTATGCGTTAAAGAATGACCAGTATGTGTTTGTAACGAGTGCTTTTGATGCTCAGTCTGGAGTTGAAGTTTTAGCAAAAGCATTTAATGTGGATTATGTTCAATTCAGTGGACGTTATATTGTATTGGATGATTTCTCATTCACAGATGATGAGTTAGCACGTTTGGATATCATCTTCAAAGATGAACCAAGCTATATTCGCCCTGACAAAACACAGTTGGAAGCATTGAAAAAAGTTCCATTAGTCACTGTGGATAAAGACTTTTTCATGGTATTCGATGTGGAACAGTATTTCGACATGAGACGTAACCAAGAAGGTTTATATGAGAACAACTGGCTACACGTGTGGAAAGTATATGCTAGTGGTTACTTTGCAAATGCAGTCATGTATGTAGAAGCCGAACCAACAGTGACAAGTGTCGCAGTTGCACCAACAACAGCCACAATGCCAAAAGGTTCAAGCTTGACGATGAAAGCTACTGTTACGGCATCCGACTTTGCAAACAAGACAGTTCACTGGGAAGTGTCAGGTGGTGGAACAGATGTGACAATCAACGAGAAAACGGGTGTTCTTACTATTGGTAATAATGCTACGGCTCAAGAGTACACAGTCACTGCTACTTCTAACGGAGATTCAGAAAAGCAGGGAACGGCTACTATCACAGTAGAATAGCAACTAGAAAGGTGGGTGGTCCCACCTTTTATTTTAAGGAGGTAAATATATGGCTTATGTTGTTCCAAACAGTACAGTTGTACTTTTAAAAAATATATCACTAACACCCACGTATGAGAATACAGTTGACTATGATAACGCTGCGGCTCAATATAATGATATGTACGCTCATAAATTAGGACAATGGGATAGATGTACGTATGTTGGCAAGAACAAACAACAAGGAACGATTCGATTAGAATCAACACAAGGCTTGCTTATGCAACAAGCTACGTATATGATGTTTAAGAATACCAGTTATGAAGACAAATGGTTCTATGCTTTCGTTACAAATGTAACATGGGTTAACAATGCAACATGGGAAGTATCCTTCATTCTGGATGTTATGCAGACTTATTATTTTGATTTTACGTATCAAGAATGTTTTATTGAGCGTGGACATGTTCATAATGATAAAATAGGTAATAACATTGTAGAAGAAAAATTGAACACTGGAGAATATATTGTAAACTATCAAAAAAATATCACTCAGTTCACCGATTTGGTTGGTGCAGTTTGTTGTACCTTAAAGCCTACTGGGGAACAACAAGATGGATTCGTTACATCACAAATTGATAAGACTAATGTAGCTGGAAGCATTTATGCTTTTGGGTCGTTAAAAGACTATCAAGACTTCTTTATAAAAGCTACAGAAAGCAACCCAGATGATACTATTATTGATACATATATGTTGCCAAGATTATTTGCAACTGGGGGTGCTGCTACTGGTGTTTTCAGACTTGAATCAGAATGTGAGCATCTTCAAGTAGAATGCGATAAACCACAATCACATACTGATGGTACTTTAAGTGGTTACACCCCTAAAAACAATAAACTATACACATATCCATATTGCTATATGAAACTTACAAACTTTAGTGGTAATTCCACTGATTTAAGATTTGAAGATTTTCTAAGTGATACGTGTAAATTTGATATCAGTATGACAAGAACACCTAACCCAGAAGGTTATGTATATCCTTTACATTATAAAGGTCTAGCGGAAAATAAGGATGAAGGAATAAGTATAAATAATTTCCCTAAATGTGCATTCACCATTGATACATATAAAGCATGGCTAGCCCAGACGGCTAACTCAAGAACGATTCAAGCTTTAAGTACTGCTGGCGAAATGTTGGCAGGCGCAGGAGTCGCAGGTGCTTCATTCATTGCTACTGGTGGCACTTCAGCAGTTGGACTTATAGGTAGTATGGCAGTTGGTGGTGGTTTGGTCTCTGGTGGAACTAACTCAGTAGGACTTGGCAATACTTCACAGAAAGTTCTTAATATGTTAGCTCAAGATAGAGATATGTCTGTTAAAGGCCAAAGAGCAGTTGGAAATGTTAACACAAGCTGGATGAGTGCTAATAATGAAAATACTATTCATATTCAATGCCTTTGTGCCAAACCAAGTAATTTACAAATAATTGATGATTATTTTGAAAAATATGGGTATGCGATTCATAGATTATACAAACCAAGTATTAAAAACAGGCCACACTGGAACTATATAAAAACAGTTGGATGTGATGTGAAAGCCAGTCTACCAGCCGAGTTGGTAGGACAAATCAATTCAATTCATGACAATGGAATTACATTCTGGAAAAATCTTGATTCGATTGGTGATTACAGTCTAGACAATAGACCTGTTTAATGCTACAATAAATATGGTCCTAATTAATAGGTCCTCCTATATTCATTTCAGTCTTGATTTACTAGCTAAAAGTGATACGTGTTATGCGTATCACTTTTAGTCTATTTATGGTATAATAATGGTATAGAAAGTGAGGAAATCATATGGGAAAGAAGAATAGATATAAATTACAGAACACATGGAATATGCCAAATACCCATAATAGAAACTTCTTTTCAAGTCTTGGATTGAATAAATGGACCTATAACAAATACTGGGTTCAACTGTTAGATTTGACTCTGGCATTATTCAAATATGAAAACCTTCCAGATACGATAGACCCAAGATTTATGGAACTTGTTATGATAGCTCAAGGGTCAGTATTATTAAGCGAAGACCCAGACTTTAAAGTGGATGTTGTAGACAGTGGACATATTGCCACCATGTGGAATTACAATGGGTCTTTAAATATATATGGTATCCCAAACAAAAGACACGCATGGGGTTATGGGGGATATAACAGAAATCTAACGAACAAAGACTCTGTTATCATGTGGGATAAATTTTCGCATATGCCTACGATTGATACAATTAATTACTATGCTCAAAAATTATGGGAGTGGGATAATGTTATAAATGTAAACATGAACGCACAGAAAACCCCTTTAGCCATTCTTACAAACGAAGAAGATAGGCAGACATGGTTAAATATTTATGCTCAGTATGATGGTAACGTGCCAATTGTATTCGGCACAAAGTCGTTAGACCTAAAAGAATTCACCGTATTAAAAACAGATGCACCATTTATTGCGGATAAGATTCAAGATATGAAAAAAGAGTTGTGGCATGAAGCATTGACAGAAATTGGAATTCGTAACATGAATATTGGAAAGAAAGAAAGACTTGTACAAGATGAAGCACGTAACAGTCTAGGTGACACAAACAATATTCTTGTCAACAAACTACAGTCACGTAGAAATGCTTTAGAAGAATACAATAAAATGAAGGGATTAAACATTACAGTTGAAGTAAACGAAAATATCTTAACGCAAGCTTCAAAACTTGATACAGCTGGAATTTTAGATCAACCAATTGAAGGAGGTATATAGAATGGCAAAATATACTATTCAAGTAAAAACTATTGTTGAGTCACTAAGTGGAAGAACTGAAAACGTTGGTTTATCCTCACTTGACGAAGCAATTGAACTAGCACGTTCTAAAATATTCGATTTTGATTATACATTCTATGATCCTTCCAGTAAAGCTGATTTTGAAACATGGATATTAGAGTCTATTCTAATGGACGAAATCAATTATGAAACATATGGCTTATGGCACTTGAAATTAAGGACTTGGATGAAGACTAATATGCCTTACTACAATAAACTGTATGAAAGTGCAAAATTGATTACAAATCCATTGAAAAACCACCATTTAGAACGAAATACAGAAGGAAGCGAAAGTGGGAACAGTTCTTCAAATGGTGAAGGAACTAGCACTTCAAATGGGACAAGTACTAACAATGATGAATCAACTTCAAATTTACTTGCTTGGAATATGTATTCCGATACACCACAAGGTGATATAAATGGACTGGAAAACAGTACGTACTTAACAAATGCCACTAAAGATTTAAATGATACAACAAACACTTCAAATTCAAATGGAAGCACTACAAATACTACTAATAATGCTTCAAGCAATACGGCAACTTCTTCTTCAAGTTCTAAAGGAAAAGAAGTTGTGGATGGATATTCTGGAATTGATGAAAATACATTACTATTGAAATACAGACAAACAATTATTAATATCAATGAACAGTTTATTAATGATTTTAAAAATAAATTAACACTTAAATTATGGTACTAATCATGCTATAATATAACTAGAAAGTGAGGAACATATATGTCAAAATTAAATCCTTCTAAATATATAGACTTAACCCCTTTTCAAGCATGGGTCCAACAGTCCTTGCCAGCCATTTATGACGATTCATTATCATATTCTGATTTACTGGCTAAAATGCTTGCATACTTAAACAGACTAGTAGAAAATAATAACACATTATCCACTGATGTGACAAATGCTATTAATTATATCAATACTTTCTTTGAATCAACAGATTTCCAAGATAAAGTTGATGATAAATTAAATAGAATGGCTAGTGATGGAAGTCTTTCAAAATTGATTCAACCATTATTTGATGCTTATAAAGCTCAGATTGATGAAGATTTTGCAAATTTCAAAAATCAAACAAATCAAACAGTTGCTACACAAAATTCAAGTATTGCTAATATTCAATCGCAACAGAATACATTAAAAGAAAGAATGAACACTTTCACAAAGTTGCCGGAAGGTTCAACATCAGGTGATGCAGAACTTCAAGATATTAGAGTTGGTGCAAATGGTATCACTTATAACAGTGCTGGGGACGCAGTGAGGGGGCAGTATATTGATACAGACACAAAAAACTCAGTACTTAATTTATGTCTAAACCAATTTAATAATACTGGATATGTTGTTTATACTAATGGAAATATAATGAATGATCCTACTGGTTTTAAGTCGACTGGTTTTATAGAAATACCAAACTCAAAACAGATAATTATACGAAAATGTGCGTATTATGAGGTTGATGGTCTTGCATTCTATGATAAATATAAAAAATTTATTATAGGCTTCAATAAAGAATCATTTAATGACGAATATTTAATATTAAATATTGATAAAAAATGGAAATATATTAGATTAGGATGTAAAGAAACTGATGTAAAATATCAATTTGTTGGTGTTAGCCATATAGAAAACAATCAAACAATAGAATCTAATAATGTTCTTGTTAATCCAGACTTGACTGGTATTGAGGGATGTGATAAGTCAGAAGATGTTTCAAAAGTAACCATTTATGATGACCACGCCCATATTGCAAGTGATACTAGTTCAACTAAAAGTGGAATTATTACGAAGGACTTTAGTGTAAATACACAATATAATTATGCTACTGCATATTACAGTGTAAAAAATTTGATTGGACAAATGTCATTATCTGTTATATATGCTGATAAAACTGGGGCATATCATAATGAAATTTTGAAAATGTTTACTAAAGATGAAAGTGGCATATACAATGTTGACATTGATAATTATATTGTTTATAAAAATTTAGATGTAAACAAAACAATTGCATTTCAAATATTAAGTCGAGGTGTTGCTATTGGTGATGTGTATACATTGCAAGGTAAAGTCAATATGTTTGCTGGTATTGATATCGCTAAAAAAAATATAAGTGACACAATATTATCAATACAAAACAAACTGAATTCTAAATATGATAAACAAGATATAATTGAAACACAACAAAATTACTTAATCAGTCCAAGTGGTGAAAAATATATTCCTATTATTAATGATGAGGGTGCTGTTAGTTATATACCAGTAATGCCTAATAATGTACTGTTTGTAGGTAATTCACTTCTACTTGGATTTGGGTCTTTCGGTATGTGTGCCAAAAATTCATCCCATGATTATTATCATTATGTAACTGAATATATCAAACAAAATAAAAGCTTAATATCAAACAAATTAAGTGGTGTTAACTTTGAAGATTCAACTTCAATTGATAATGTTAATTCTTGGATGAACGCAACGCTAAAGCCACAATTAAATAACAATCTACAACTTGTTATAATCCAATTAGGTGATAATGTTAACACACCTGAAAAAATAGCAACATTTAAAACATCTTGTAAATCATTACTGAAATACATTAGAACAAAATGCCCTAACGCCAGAGTTTGCTGGGTGGGTGAATGGTATAGTACAACCGAAAAACAAAAAATCATAAATGATTCTTGCAATAAATTACAATGCCAATTCATTGATATTAGTGATCTAAATATTGAAGAAAATCGTAGTTATATTGGGGCTAAAATTGATAAGGGGGACGGAAATATATACACAGTAGAAAATTCTGGAATTGCTTCGCATCCCGGAAATAAAGGTATGCGTTTAATCGCAAATAGAATTTTATACCAATTAGGAATCGCAGATAGTAATGTTGCATTTGACGAAAACTACGACAACTAACTAGATGTAAAATATGAGGAAATCTCATGGCAAATAGATTTGAGATTTTCTCTTTTTCTACCTTGATAGTGATTCTATTTTCTGCTATTATTGGGGTAGAAGTAGTGACGAAGTTCTTGGGATAAGTCAAATCACATAATGTACCAGTGAAACACT